TACTAAATCAACAATTTGTTTAGTAGATCTTGCACAGATTAATACTTTATCAATATCAATCTCATCAATAGTTGATAATACATGGTCACAATCATGCTCATGCTTAAATCTACTATCATCTACAACATCTATCTTCCTAATGTTAATTTTAGGTGGTAAAATAACACCATCTTCTACTAACTTAGGTGCAGGAACATTTGCTAATACTTTACCATAAATGTCCTCATCATTCATTCCTACTTTAAAAGGTGTCTTGGAATGTTTAGGAGTTGCAGTAAAGAAATAGCAACGATTAGCATACATTGATTGATACTCAACTGCTTCAATAAAGTTTTTCTGAATACTATTATGTGCTTCATCAAAATATATTGTATCCACATCAATCTCTGACTCTTGTATTCTATGAAGAGAATGATATGTGGTAAAGATTAACTTATTGTATCTGTAATTATCTTTTGCCCATTGTGAAATAACATCACTATTTGTTGTAGATTCGTGATGAGTTTCTCCACTATGTACATGCAGTATTTGATACTGAAGCATAGGATTTGTGAAGATATGTTCATCAAAATCCTCACATAATTGCTGTGATAATAGAATACGAGGAGCAACAACTACAATAGTTTTTCTATCAGGATCACTCAATACTACATCCCAATTACAACTATTAAACTGTCTCTCTGCATCTTTTATCATACAAATAGTCTTACCACCACCTGTAGGAACTATAATTTGTCCCTTAGATTCGGTAGCAAGAGTATCAATAATGCGTTCCTGATGTGGACGCAATTTCATCATAAATTCACCATAATAAACATTATACCATAAAAAGTATTAGAACGCCACAGAGACGCTCATAGGTACATTACATGAACGCTTTAGAGGTTCCCCCTTTATTCACGCTTGCCTAACAAGATTAATAAAAACTTGTTTAGCAGGATATCTTGCTCTTACTAATTGTTCAATATACCTTCTATCAGCAAGATCAGATTCTATCTCAACATTATGAGATCTTCCACGATCATCTGTATATCTTATTTTACAATTATATTGTGTCACTTCTTCTCTTTTGCTCTTCTTGCTCTTTCTTTATGTGTAATTGGATGCTTCAATTCACTCTCCTTCTTCTTACCAGTTGCAGCAAGTGTAAGATCCCTAAGTTTCTTTTCACCTTTTCGTGTTAAAGATTGTCTCTCTGATCTTGTCATACCACTAGCTTTTGCTGCTCTGTACTTAGGATCAACTGCCTTAGTTGTTTTCTTAGTTAATAACTTATCTGCTGCTTTTGTTAGTTCTTTACCACTCTTTCTACCAGATTTTGCTGCTAATCTTTCTGCTCTTGCCTTCTTTTGTTGTTCTCTAGGTGATAACTTAGCAGCACCTCTTTCCTTTGTTGGTTGTTGCTCTCTAGTAGATCTTGGTCGCTGAGTACCAATATCCTTTCTTGCCTTATAATCTTTAGCAGGTTCAGTTTTACCACCACCTGCTGCTTTCACCCTTCTCTTTTCTGGTTCAGTTTTCTTTCTTTCAGCACCTATTTTTGATCCATCAGATCCGACTCTCTGAACTTGAGATCTTCCCTGAACATTAGGATCAAAGTATGCTTCACCAATAAACTGTTTAAAACTTTTCATCACTCAGTCACTACGGTTGCGTTTGCATATACTTTAGTTTTATAACTATATGAACTAACTACAGTACCATCAGGTTTCTTAATGGTTGCAACCTCAGTTGTTGCCGCTTGAGTATCAGCATCAGACTTAGCAGAATACTGTTTTCTATTAGCATAAACCTGAGTCCATGTATCATCTGCTTTATAGTAGATGTCACCAGTACCCATTGCACCAACTGATTTAATGTGATAAGGCATCTTTATATGACTTTTTAGTTATTTATGTTTCTTCTTCTTTTTTGACCTTTTCTACTGTTTTCTTTGCTCCTTTTTGTACTCTATCATTATCATGGAACCATTTAACTCTTTCACGCCTCAACTTTAATAATTGATCAAATCGTTTTTGCTGTTCTACACTATAAGAAAATCCTTGCTTACGCCAAGACTCTCTTAACTCTTTCATTTCTTTAAGAACTAGTGCTGGTTTCATGTTGATACTAATAATTATACTAAAGAAACAATTTAGAGGTTCCCCCCATCAATCTTCACATTCTGAGTAATGTTCAGGATGTATAGATTTGCGTGATTTAACATATTTTAGTTGATGCCAACATTCTTCATTACATAACAATAATGTATGAATCATCTTATGCCGCATTGGTTGACCACTAGAATACATACAGTTTGGTTTGGGTTTAACATTAGTTTCAATAGTAATATATCGGGGATTAGTTTTAAATCCCTTCTTTTCCTCTACTGGATCACCTTTAAAATAAACCCATCCTTCATCTCTACCATATTCCCCTCTATCCCAAATAACATAATCATTAACTTTGGGTTCGTAAGGTTCAGGCATTAGTTTAGTATTCTAGAGGTTTTCTGGGATATATCCTGCGTCTTGTTTAACTGTAGGGTATCTTGGATCATCTTGAAGAACTGCTTTTAAATCTCCAGGATTTTGCCCTTGATTAACAAGATCTTGCAACATTCTATCACAATCTTCTTTAGTTAGTTCATCAGCATTGTTAGCAATTAAATGCCACCCAGTAGTAACCCTCTCTAGGATCTTAAACTTCTTGTCATCTGCCATTGTTTTTAGTAATTACTTACATCTAATTATAAAGAAAAAAACCGAGAATGTCAAATGACAAACTCGGCAATGTAGTAATCAACTGTTATTTCTAATTTTGATGCTTCTCTTTCACATTCCTCAACAAATTTTTCGATCATTTCATCAGTTTTGTTGATGAAGTGCTGTTCTGATGGCATAGTAATTTATGTAAAGACCTAGGGGATGTTAGTTCTTTCTTCGGTTGCGAACCGAGAGGCACATCCATCTCCTCGTTGTTTGTGTGAAGGACTTATACATAGGGATCGGTATATTGAACCCACCTGATGCCTTAAAATAATGTGTGAGGGAACGGGGCATCAACAGAGGTTTCACCTACTATGCCCAAATTTACCTACTGGGAATCGCTTGCACCTGAACCCCTACTAAACTCTCTGCTACATGAATAATCAAAGTGAGCAGTTGTTCGGGCAGTAGAACCGCTTATCCCTCACACTACAAGAACATTTTAGAGGTTCCCCCTTATAATGGTAAAACCCCACAATTAGTTCTTTCATTTGTTATATTAGCATATTTCTCATCAATTTCAAATCCTATCCATTTTCTATTGAGATTCTGTGATATAACTGCTGTTGTCCCTGATCCCATAAAAGGATCAAGAACTAAATCACCCTCTTCAGTGGATAATTGAATACAATTAGTCACAAGTTGTTCTGGAAATGGTGCAGGATGTTTCTTTTGTCTCTCTGGAGATATAACCCACACCTCAGATCTATACTCTGGTTGAATAGAATCTCTGAATACTTTAGGTTTATCTTTACATAACCAATAAACATGTTCAGTGCATGGTACTAATACATCATTGCGAATATTAGGTGAGTTTCTTCTATCCCATATTATAAGTTGATACAATTCAGCATTACTATGTTGTATAAAATCTGATGGAAGATAACTTCTATTCTTATGCCTTCTAGGTTTATGATTAAAAAATATACTACCATCAGGTTTAATAACTCTATGACATTCATTTAAAAATGCTATCATCCATGATTGATATTCCTCTTCAGGCATATCATCACCATAAGTATTATAATCTATATTAAATTTGCCCCATATTTGATTACCTTGCTTAACTTTACCTAATAATCCTTTCTTATTATATGGTGGTGAAGTTACAATACAATTAATAGAGTTATCATCTAACTCTTTCATCCCTTCAATACAATCTTTTTGAATTAGCATGTAAACAAATTACGATGAATGTGCCATAAAACATTATATCTGTTAGAAGGATTTCTCTTTCCTTCTCTTTGAAAATGAAACAATGACTTACCATTTAGTTTCAAATGTATCCCACCTTTAAGGAACTTCCACTCAGCATCCTCTACTTTATCAAGTATCTGTTCATAAGTCAATTCATATTCAACATCATTCTTTATATCCCTATAAACTACTGAAGTAATATCAAATCCATTCTTAATAATTAAATCAACAATTTCTCTCTTATTATTATTCAAATAGCTCTTGAAAGCATCAATATATGTTTCATCAATTTCTTTCACATGATAACGATCTTTCCCATTATTATCAAGATCAGAATTGCCACAGAATTTATGAACAAAAATAGAAGCATCCTCACCAAGATTTAAAACCTTAATGAAATGCTTCTGTGTTGTTAAATGTACCTGAGTTGATGATCCACTTGCATTTTTGATACTCTTTCTTTCAGTATCATTAGATCCATCAATCTTAGTGCGTGATCCTCCAATCTGTTGCAGTCCATGTGCATCACAAACTGCCTTCTCCTTCACATCAGAATACTCCTGACGAATCTTAGCACCTCTTTCAGCAGTTAGTGGCATAATAAACTCATTCTATATTAGGGGAACATTTTAAAGGTTCCCCCTTTATTAACCTCCAGCAGCATCACATCCAATGTGACTACCAACAACTGCACCTAATGGAATTGCCCACCAGCGACCATCACCTCGTGATAATGCTGCACCAGCACCACCACCTAGTAATGCACCAGCAATTTTTCCATCAGTACAATCATTTGTATCTACATCCTCATAGACAGTAACATGTCTACGATAAGTTGGGGTTCTTCTACCTACATCTGGATAAGGATCAGAATGCGTAGGGGCAGTCTCACAAGGAACCTCAATAGTTTCCTTCCACGATTTTACATATCCAGGATCATTTTCTGTTCCTGGAATATATTCTTCACGATACTCGCTCCTAAAACAACTACGCTCATGTGAGTAACCTCTTTGAGACTCACTTGCTACTGCTGGAGTACATGCTGAAGTAATAAGAACTGCTCCTAGCACACCACCAACTTCTTTTTGCCAGAACTTGTTCATTTGCTTTAAAAAATTTCTATACTCCTATTATACATCAACAAGAGTAGGTTGAGCAAGAGGTTGTGACAGTTCCCTGAGTGCCACCATTTTTGTAAATATTCCATCCATATTATAAAACAACTTATAATTCTCTGTCGTTACATAGTGTCCTTTTATATCGTTACCATCACAGTGCCAACCATAAGACTCAACCTTTTCTTCTATACCATCTATTCTCATTTTCTTGCTTCCGTCTAGGTAGGAAAGGTATCGCTCGTCTAGGTTAATCATAGTTCTATGGTGGTGTGTGTTGATATTATAACATAGTTATATGATTTATCTATAAATTTAATATTGTCTTTAGAGTCTCGCAATAGTTATTAATATCTTGAAGGAATCTTATCATAGTCAGTTGGAGTATATTCATAACCATATTTCTTTAAATATTCTTCAAATTGATCATCAGGAACTCTACCTTCCCAATAATCTTTTTCACTATACTCTTGCCTCATACAGTTTCCTCCTTCTTTGTTTGTTTTTCTTGTTTAATACTCTTTTTAACTTGTTTAGCATAATATACATCTTGTTCAGTGTACCAATCAGGATGTTTTTTTGCAAGTTTTAATAATTTCTTTGCTGCTTTCTTGTCCTTCAAAATAAATTAGGTAGTTATACTCCGAAAGATTATTTATAACTCTTCCTCTTGTTCTGTAAGTAAAGTAACCTCATCTGAAGTGGGATAAGCAACGCAAGTAAGAACAAATCCTTCATCCATTTGATCATCATCAAGAAATGTTTGTTCCTCTTGATTCACTTCACCCGATACAATTTTCATACAACATGAAGAACATGCACCTGCTCTACAAGATGATGGATGATCCACACCTGCTTCTTCTGCTGCATCTAAAATCGTAGTATCTTCATCACACTCAAATGTCTCAGTCGTTCCATCTGGTGCTTGTAAAGTGATAGTTGCCATCTTTAATGTTACATCTCAATGTATTTATTTTACACTGTTTTGTAAGATTCTACCACTTGTGTTGATTTTCTCAACTGTTCCAATGATGCTAATAACTCAGGAGTCTCCTCCCAACTCCACTCTTGATTATGCTGTTCATTCTTCTTCTCAATAGTATAAGTCTTAAGTGCCATAATTCATTTTATCTAGTTAATGGTTCTTGATATTCTATCACTATCTTTCTAGTGTGTCTACCAGTACTATCATAACAGTCATATGAGGTATATTCACCGTCTGCTATATCACCCATTAACTTCTTGTCTAAACCTGCTAAGTCAATACAGTTAGTAACTGCATGTTTAACTGATTCAACAGGAGTAGGATAATGAGGTGTCCACTCACCTATATGATCAGTAGTCTTGGCATTCTCTAATGCTTTATCAATATCAATACTAAACTCATCACTCATTCTTCCTCCTCCATAGGTGTATCCCAATGACCTTCTATCTTACCATCCTTATAATGATACCTATCAGGAGAAGACGCACCCATATCCTCTAAACACCACTCCTCACTATCATCGTAAACTTCTTTCTTATAAATTGCATATCTTCTCCAATGAACTATAAAATAGAACTCATCTTTAATCCAATCATTCTT